GTACATCATACTTCACACAGAAGTTATGTAGCTTAGTAATTTGAAATCCAAGAACTTGATATTCTTGCATAGCATTGCTGATGCCCTCAGACCCCATAAGTTTTAGATAGTCATAAACAATAAGACAATCTTTAGTCTTTCCATTTTCATCGAATCCCACATGTTGGTAAATCCACTTTCGCATTACCGCCAAAATGTTTTCAAATGACTGGCCCGCAATACTGAGATAGTGATAAGGGATGCTCTTAAGTTCTTCCCCAGCAGCCTTGACTTTTCCTTTATCTATTTCATTGTCATTAAACTGACCAGTAGAAATTTTATTAATATCAACACCGCTAAGATTAGCCAGCATTCTATTTAGATGATCCTCCTTGGACATTTCAGTATCCAGCATCAGAACTGGAATGTTTGAGTTCTTTGCTACATTGATTGCTACAGCGTCACCAAACATTGACTTACCAACTTTAGGCCGGGCAGCAATTAAGTCCACAGACTTTCTTCTAAGACCACCACCAATAGCTAAATCATATGCAGTAAATCCCGTAGGGATGCCAGCAATATCGCATTGATTCTCGGCCAAGTATGTAATGTAATCCTCAATATTATCCCCAATAATCTCTGTATTCTTATTTGAGTTTTGGTAGATATCTGATGTAGCATCAAGAATAGGTTCTTCAACCTTAGATATCAAATCAATGATATCCTCTTCACCTGTGACTGAATTTAAATCTTTCTCACAAGCCTTAAGTGTTTGCTTTAGGTCTCTTGCTAATTTTAATTTTGCGATTTTAGCCGCATGTATACCCGCGTTGTCTTTATGTAGGGGAAAATTAAATAACGATCTAATGAACGATATTTCTTGTTTAGTGTTGACATGCTCCCCTACACCTAAATCATTTGCCGCAGAAAGAATCGATGATAATTCTACTTTTGAATTATTAGATATAGACTTATGTATACAGTTAAACAGAATTTGATTCATTTCATCATTGAAATGATCCGCTGTAATGAAATCAATATCTAGATAACAATCTAAACCATACTGACACAGTCCAGCTAGTACAGCCCTTTCAGCCGCAGTATCCTGAAGTGTGGATGTATTTATTTTTTTAGGCATGGGTCACAAACAAAGAAGTCACGGACATGGGCCGGATTAACAGCAAAAGACTTGTTGCATTTTTGACAAAGTTGATCAACTGGCTTGTATGGAGTTCTGTTTCTATTTGATGGAGTGAAGTCTGGAGTCGTGATATCTTTAGCGATTGTGCCATCATCTTCAAACAGGTTGACTCTTTCCTTCTTATCATTAACGGGGCTGCCAGATGTTGGGTTATCTGTCTTCTTTTTAATAGTGAATAAAAAATCTTCAGGTCTTTCTATGGTCATAGTTATCTCCTTTGTGATAATGAGTATAGCACATCTGACATCTTCTTAGTTGTTGGTATTTTAGCTTCTAATACCTCAACCTTGGAGGCAGCATGAACCTTCACTTTAATTATCTGTGATGCTAAAGGGTTTTCTTTTATACATGCATAATACTTTTCTTCCCACTTAGTATACTGAGTACCATACTGTGAAAGCTTATCAGATATCATATACAATAAACTAGATTCTGCCCAGTCTAAAGTTATTTTTTCTTTTGCTAACACAGACTCTAAGTATTGAGCATATGCGTACAATTCATACGCTCTTTCCAAGCATTCTCTGGATGTAAGCTTAGCCAGTTCTTCTTTGCTTAGATTTAAAGTTTCTTCTATTTCTGGTCTGAGTTTTATTTCGGGTAGACCTTTGAGTTCAACCCAATTGTCTATCGCGATAATAAACTCATTCAATCTTTCTTCGCCACTCATCTATATCCTCATTATAATTAAGTTCTACTAGTCTGATATTATTTAAGTCACACCATTCTCGTTTTTCCATATCTCTGGCTTTAGCTTTGTAAAATGCCATTTTATTCTTATGAAAGAAAGTATTAAATTTATGGTGCTGTTCCCCATGAACTTCCACAATTAAATCTCTGTTAGGCACAAATAAATCAGCCCTCAAGGTGCTCTTTCTGATTACTGTTTTGCTGCCCGGTAGTGAAATTTCTTCTAGGATTCTATCATATGGAAAGATTTGTTCAAGTAATTCCTTAGCTTTGTTATGTAAGGAAGATCTGTTTTCACACACGGCCTGACAGTTAGTTGGATGCCAAGAATAATCTCTACCGTCTAAGCCTTTTATTTTCATAGCATATCCTTAATATTTTGCTCAAGCATATCTACCAGTTTAGGATTTTCATGCAAGAAATTGTATAGCCTGTCTTGACCTTGAAATTTAAATGCTTTCAAGATAGCTTCATCGTCATCAGTATTCAGGTCGGGATTAATTTCTTTAATTAGATCTTTACACTCTAGCATAAATGTGCAAGTAAACCATGCACTAGACTTCAAGATCATACCAAGATCCTGTGCTAACATAAGAACTTCTTGAGTTTTGTCAACACCATGACCATATCTAATCCAACTACGCACTTGACCACCCGGAGCACCCATAGACGAGCAAATAATCCTCCAGTTAACAGCTTGACCAATTCTCTCTTTACTGCTGTTCTCCCAAGGTGACACAGCAGGACTTTTCTCTCCACCACTGCGGATCTCCATTCTAGTGTCTGCTTGATATTGAATTTTGTTACCACCATCGGCCATTTTCGCAGCACCGAACCCAGCAGTATTAGCGATATAGTGCGTGATAGCAATCACCAAACCATTTTGTCTTGGTAGTAGCTGTCCCATCTTTTTGGTAAAGATTGATAGAATCTTTGGTAGACCGGCACGCCCCGGCGTAAAGTCTCCATCTAGCTCCTTAGCAGGTAGTAGAGATGATATTGAATCAATAATCAACACTGCCCCATAATAATCTGGATGACTCATCAACTTGTGAGCTACATCAAGAAATGTTTCTGCTGATAATGGTTCATCTTCTGGTTGAATAATTTTCATCTTATCTGGATCAAGATCAGCAACTTCAAAGTTCATACCCTTCAAACGGCCCTCAACATCTAGATAGATAATTGGACGAGGGGGATCTTCTTTTTGACAGTTGGCAGCGATTTGCATAGCTGTAGTAGTCTTACCGCTTTTAGGGTCGCCAGTCAAGGTTAACCATGTTCCCTCTAGTATACCACCGCCCAAACCAATATCAATAGCAGGACTTACAGAAATAACCTTCCTGTTTTTCTCCACTTCTAAAATTTGTGTTCCGGTAGAAATAATGTTGCCATAATCTTTAATAATCTTCGCAATATATTCAGGTTTCTTTTCTTTCGCCATCTTCTATATTTCTAATCTTAGAGAATAGTGTCTGTTGTTTATTAAACGATTTTCTGTTTT